TTGCTGCCCACGGCGACGGCCCGGACCAGCGCGTTCAGCGACAAGCTGGCCATGGCCAAGCTCGACACCGCAGCCGACGTGGTCGAATCCATGGCGATGTTCTACAAGAAGATCACCAGGAAGGACCTGCCCAAAGACCTGCTTGACGCCGCGCGCACCGAGGCCAAGACTCCGTCTGGCATCCTCGGGCCGTTGGCTGCCGAGCGCGAAGTCCCGACCATGAAGTACGCGGCCACGCCTGGAGCGCGCAAGCAACAGATTCGCATTGGCGAGCAGCTTGCCCGCGAGACGGCAAAAGCCGAAAAGTCCGGCGCCTATGCCGACTCTTTGCAGAAGGCGCTGGACACGGTCAAGAACCAGATCGACAAGCTCACTGCGCAGAAGGACTCGATCGTCAACTTCACGCGCTCGCCTACAGCCAAGGCCAAAGCACAGCAGCTCTGGACCGAAGTGGATGCCGCAAAAGCTGCACTCAAGGCAGCGCAGGACCAGGCTGACAGCGACATCGCGGCGCTGCGCAAGGCCCAGGCCGAGCGCAAGGCCTATCGGGAAGCCGTCAAGGCGCCTGCTATCGGGCCGACCGCTGCCGACGTGGCCGCCCATCAGGACAAGGTTGACCAGCTCACCAGCAGCCTCAACGCTGCGCAGGCTCAATATGATGAGTCTGTTTCGATTCTGAACACGATTGCACAATACCGTGCTGCAATCTCAAAAGCCAGGGGCAACGCCAAACGTGTCGCACAACGTAGGCTTGATGGGTTTCTCATCGCCAACGGAAGTGCTGGCAATGTAGACGCTCTGATTGCGCGCCATCGCTACACGAAAGATGCGGGCGACCAACTGCTGTCCACCATGCGGGCAGAGCTGGAAGCGCTCAAAGCCAATCCGCCCAAGGCTGGGGCTCGGGCTCCGCTGCCGCCCAAGGGCTTGAGCAACAAGGACATGCAGGGCCTGTTGGCCCAGGCCAAGGCCTCTCGGGCTGAGACCAAGCGGCTGACGGCTGTGCTGTCTCCGCTTGAAGCCAAGAAGGCGGCGTTCATCAAGATCATCGAGTCCAAGATCACCCCGATAGCAAACGAGTTGAAGAAGCTCGCTGACGCCAGGTACAAGATCGGCATCAAGCTCAAGGACGCAACGACCAAGGCCGCGGCCTCCCAGGCCAGCGTGTCTGCTCCGCTTGTGCGCTCCGTCGTCCCTTTCGTGGAACGGCCCGTGCTTGTCCCCGTGCTTGCTGATGTGGACCGCTACATCGACCTGCGGCTCCGCAGCCTGGGCGTCGAAGAGCGCTCACAGATCATGGAAGACATCGTCGGCCGCATGATCTCCGATGGCACGCTGTACCCGAACATGCGCAACCTGCGCGCCAACACCTCGGTCAGGACGGCTGGCAACCGCGCTACTCTCGCGGCCGAAGTGCGCGGTGGCATCGGTCGGCTGTTCGAGAGCAAGGGGCCCAAGGCGGACACGGCCCTGCACAAGCTCGTCTTCACCGTGGCGCAGGAGGCCAAGCGCCTTCAGGTCCCGCAAGACAAGCTCGTGGACGTGATCGTCAATGCGGTCGACGCTCGCATGAGCGACATCGCTTCGTCGGGTCTCGTCGAGGATGTGCGTGACGTGATGCGCGGCTACGGCTTCACGACCATGCACAACGTCAGCGAGGGCACCAAGACCGAACTGCTCGGCGGATTTCTCGGCATCGACCTCAACTCTCCGCAGATCCTGGGCGTCGGCCGCGACTTCGTCGAGGCGATGAAGAAGCTGGAGATCCAGGCGGCCAGCGGTGAGCTGGTCAGCAAGCTGGAGCGGTTGCAGACTCGCAACATCGCGGCGACCGAGAACTACGGACAGCTCGCGGCCTACCTCACGATGGAGGGCCTGGCTTTCTCAAAGTCCATGGCGCAAAGCGGCTTGCTCGCAGCGGGAACTGCCATTCAGATGCCGCTTCTGCCGCTCATTCCGAATGGGCGCTACCTGGGCGTGAACATCCTGACCAACCCCCTCATCATGCTGTCCACGGTCGGTGCGGGTCGAGCTGGCGCTGCGATCGAGGGTGCTGCCCAGCAGCTCGTTGACGTGGTGACGCGGCGCCCGGCCAACATCCCCATGTTCATCGACGTGAATGGACGGCCTTGGTTGCAGACCGACCTTGACGCGGCCTACCTCCGCAACAACATTGCTACGACCACGGCAGACATGAATATGGCGGCCGACTTCTTTGAGTCGCTGAAGACCGAACTGCGCGTCACCTCCCGGGCCGAGGGGCTTGAGCAGAAGAGCTGGTGGCGTTCGGCCATGAATCAACTTGATCCGAACCAATCCAACATCTTCGGGCGGTTCGCGGTTGAGTGCGACATGACCATGCGCAAAGCGGTGTTTGCTTCTGCACTTCGCGATGGTGTGCCAGAAGTGCAAGCGGCCAAACTCGCGCGTGAAGCGACCCTCGACTACGGCAACATTCCGTCCGAGATCAAGACCTACGCCAACCGCTACATCCTGTTCGCGGCCTTCCAGATTGCCAGCACCAAGGCCATGTTGGAATCTCTTGCCAACGACCCTGGCACCTTCATTCGGGTCGCTCGCTTCCAGATGCGCGAGCACCAGATGGCTGGCGACTGGTACTACGGCGACGACAGCAACCGCGTGCGAGCCTTCTCGCTGCCGGTCAAGACTGGTCCTGAGACCGACAACATCCCGGCCTACCTGGCTGGCCCGCAGAACCCCATCCTCTCGTCCTACTGGCAGACCATCTCGGTCCTGGGCTGGCTGGGTGAGCTCTTCGGCACTGCCGGTATCGGCCCGGAGCCTGTGGATTGGACCAGCCGTGGCATCGAAGGCGCGATGGAGGCGCAGATCAACCCGCCTACCCAGGCCGCCCTCGGCATGATCTCGACGCCTGGTGAAGGCGCGATTGGTCGCCTTGTTCCTGATGATTGGGTTGCAGCTCTGAAGACCTATCCCGCGCTGTGGACCCTCCTCAAGGTGCAATGCTCCATCGAGGAAGTGCCCATGGCTCCGCAGTCAGAGGAACGCCGTCGCCCTGGTACTCCTACTTTCGAGGGCACGCCGGGCATCCAGTACCAGTTCACGAGCAAGGCTGGCTATCGACGCTGGCAGCTCTACATGCTGGCCGCCACGCAAGCTCGCCTGGGCCGCACCACTACGGATGTTGAGAAAACCATGATCGCGGCTGGCGCCGGTCCCCAGGGCTACAACCCCAAGTACCGCGCTCTCGCCAATCCGTTCCTCTACTACGTGGGCGCCACGACCCCGGTGCGCGGTGTGACTCCGCAGGAGATCCAGCGTAGGGCTTTGCAAACCGCGGAACGTGAGGTACGATAGAACCAGCTCAGTCCGGACAGAGGAGAGCTTATGCCAGCCAGGATCCGACACTTTGTTCACACCAACCAGACGACCGGCACCACCGCGCTGACCAGCAGCTACGGTACGGCTCGGGCTCACAACCTGACCGAAGGTCTGGCACCTTTTGTCACGGCGGGCGTGAGCTGGGCTGCCTTCCTTGAGACCGTGAACGTGCATGTGCACGCGATTTCGGGCGCCACCTCGCTCACCGTCCGGGTGACCAGCGACGCCGACGGCGACACCTGCATCATCCCCGACACCACGGCCACGATCAGCACCGGGGTGACCACAGCGGCTCGGGGCTCGGTGGCCTTCAGCGCGGGGGTCGCAATGACGAACCTCGACCCGGCGACCGTCAACAGCACGGTCTACGTCTGGGCGAAGACCAACGCAGGCACGGCCAACCTGAAAGAGTCCACCATCGTCTGGACGGAGTGAGCGATGCCGCTTGTGCCCTTCTTTGACCCGGCCACGGGGGCCTCTGGCGGCCCCACCTCCGGGGGCACCACGATCTCCAACGCCTGGGTCACCGTAGAGGATTTTGACTGGACCACACAGTCGACCTCCTCGGCGCTTGTTGGCGTTGGCACCGCGACAATGGGTGGCAAAAGCGTCACCAACGCAACGGTAGCGGGCGTGCCCACCTACCAGACCCAGGTGGTGAACGGCCAGGGCTTGGTTTTCACGATCTCGGCTGGCTTGTCGGGCAGCGGGGGGGCGAGTTGTCGGTTTGATTTGGTGCCTGCGAATTTCAACCCCGGCGAACAGCTCCTCTTGGAGATGCTGATCTCTGATGTCAGCTTCTCAGCGACCGGCCTGACCCAGCTCTTCGGGATCGGGAGCGGTGGGCACTACAGCTTGGTCGAATGGCAGGGCGTTCTGCTCCGCTCTCTTGCAGGAAACGTCACCACCAACCATGAATCTCGCGGCTATTCGACATCGGGTGGGGCGCGAACGGTAACTGTCGCTGCCGCGCAACCGATGTCCACAGACTACCTCGTCCAAGTCTGGTATGACGGCACCTACGCCAGCCGAGTCGGGGTTGTGGAGGGGCAAACCACCTTCCTCAACAGGCCCGTGGTCGGGGCTGCGGCCCCCTTCGACGTGGCCCTGGACGTGGGCACGACGGGCTGCCAGACCGCCGCACCGGCTGCGAACGCAGACGGCCTCTTTGCCTCGACGCTGCGCTGCATCTGCGGACTCGGTTCATACGCAGGATCTTTCGCGCTTCGGCGGTACCGACTTTCCCGCCCGACGAGGATGTGACCATGGCGACTCCTGAAAATCTCGGTAGCTACGTCACCACCGGCGACGATGGTGTCGAGAAATACGTCATCACGTTCGCCATCAACAAGGCCGACGCCGACGCAGACGTGTCGACCTACGACCCCGCAAGCCCCACCAGCCCTGGCGTGACCATCGCTCGGACGTGGTGCCGCCCCATCTTCGACTCCCTGAAACCGACCGGAGGTTGAAATGGAGCAGATCAACACGATCGCGCCGTTGCTCATCGGTCCTGGCGCCGCTGTCATCGTGCTGATGGTGGTGCTCTACGGGCTCTACTCGCTCGCCATCAAGCACCTGATCCCCCTCGCCAGCGCTCTGGCCGAGCGTCATCTCGCGCAGATCGACGCCCTGATCCAGGCTCAGCAGGAAGAGGGAAAGGCAGTCGCGAAGGCACTTTCCACGATCGACAAGAGGCTCGCCTACATCGAGGCCAAGATGCACGGCGACACCAACACCGGGGCTCAAGACGGTCCCTCAAGCTCTCGGAGGTAGACATGCGGTACATCAAGCCCAAGAATCTCACCCAGGGCGCTCTCGGTAGCGCGGCTGGGGTCGGCTCCATCGGAACGGCTGTTGTGGCTGGCACGACTGCGGCCACCGACATCACGGTCACGGGCGTCGGCTTGGCCGACAAGCTCGTCGGCATCATCATGCTGAACCGGGACGCGACGGCGGCCAACATCAACATTTCTTCGCTGCTGAGTGAGGCGTCTATCACGGCGGCCAACACCATCCGGCTCAGCACCACCAACTCCACGGGCGACACGCTGCTGGTCATCTGGCAGAACGGCACGACCTGAAGTATACTACAGGTGCCGCCGTGCACCTGGTCGGGGACGCGGCGGCAAATGTGTTGGGAGACACGATTGGGGCGTGGGCAATTTCGCTCACGCCCCTTTTCTCGTGTCAGGGCGATCAGTTCCACATCTCGGACAGCGAGACCTGCACCTCCTCCTCGTTCTCGAAGCTCATCTCGATGTCGCACTCGATGTCACAAGCAGTGAGCCGAGCACGCACCCGGTCGATGGTGTAGTGGATCACGATCTCACGCCCAGTCGTCTTCCAGGTCTTGGCGTAGTGCCAGGCGATTTCGCGCATGAAGCCGACCTCGGTGCGCCAGCGAGGCGCATTGTCAGAGTTGAGCATCAACCTGCACAACTCTCCATGAGGCGAGTTGTCAAGCGCCAGTTTCTGAACGTAGGCCCTAAAGTTCATTTGCTGCTCCGCGTGAGGGTGATGCCCAGGTAGAAGCCCAGGGAGAAGAGGAACCAGTACGAGACGAGGTAGTGCCAGAAGGCGGTTTGCTCAAGCATGGGTCACCGAAAGCTCTTTGCGTTGACGTTGAAGGAACCAGCGACAGGCTCATCGTCATCGACGGCGTAGAGCCCGTTGCCAGGAATGGGTTCAGCTCCCTCCTCTTCTCCACCGAGGTACTTGTAGTACACGGACACGCCATTGATCTTGCCCGCGGGCCGAATGAAGCCAGCAGCACGAAGCGCAGAGGCGAGCGACAGGCCTTGGCGCTGCACGTCAATGGGATGTTCACGGTCACGACTAATCGCCAAAGCAAACTGTTTGACGGTGATTGCGTTCTTCTTACCGCCGAAGTTCGCGGCATAAACCTTCATTGCGCACTCGGTGTAGTAGTCGACATACGTGCTGGGAGCGTTGCCTTCAATGCGCAAGTCCTCCTCTTCTTCAGTCAACCACCATTGCTCTTTCTGATGATAGAGAACACGGGCCTCGGCCAGAAGCTGGTCACGGTTTGCTGTCAGCCATTCCAAATCCGCTTTTGGCTGACGTGGATCGCGTTCGCTGAGCGACAAGTCGCGAGCGCAGTCGACAACCCAGTAGCGGCGTGAGCCCGTGTCGTCTTTCAGGAAGTCCCCTTTGTTGGTCGTGCCGACAAGCACGGTGTGGCGCGGAGACTTGATGGCGCGGCGCGCGTATGCCGGGCGGTAGATGTCGATGCGTGAACTCAGGAACCGCTTGCGACTTTCCTCATCGGCCCGGGAGCTGGAGGCAAGCTCGCCATCCTCGTAGATCCAGCACTTCGCCAGGATGCCGTAGGCCTCCTTGCTGCTCATGTCGACCTTCTCGTCGCTGTGATATTCCTTGCCGTTGATGTTGCCCCATGTGCTGAACACGGTTCCTTTTTGGAAACCCTGTCGCCCTTTCAGGATCAACATCGTGTCGACCTTGCAGCCCGGGTCCTCAAGTCTTGCGATCAAAGAGATCGCCCAGCGCTTGGAGTAGACAGACAGCATCGGAGTTTGGTCAAGGCCAATCGTGTTGGCAAGCCACGTTTCCAGCCGTGACGTGCCGTCCCACTGGATCGCTTTGATGTAGTCGAGGATGGGATGGCGCCGTGTCAGTCGGCAAACACGGTTGATGGCGTCATTCACCAAGTCCTTGCCACCGGGCCGCATCCATCCGTAGTCGTCCTGAGCAACGCAGGTGATGTCAATGTAGTCCTGGTCCATGACCTCCCGCTCGCCATTCATCTCGACCTGCATAAACTCGTCATACCAGAAGTTGAACCTGGAGTCTTGCGTCAGCAGGATCAACAGGTTGCTGACCGTGGGCATGATGGCTCCCGGCGCACCATTTGCTCCAGGCGACCGCACGAGCTGCGCACGGCCCGGGGCTGCGGGTGGAGCAGCGTTGTTCTTCGAGTTCCAGTAGGTCTTGTTCTGCGGCCCGGAAAAGTAGCGAGTGCGCCCGTCCTCTTCCTTTGCGAAAAAGCCGCTACCAATACTGTTACCACCAAACGGGCAGATGACGCGCTCGCGCTCACCAGGCTCCAGCCTGTCGACGATGGCCTGCCACGTCTCGCCTTCGCATTCACGCAGATCGAAGTCCACGGTCTCCGAAGCGCTGTCTTGCGGAGCAGCCCCGCGACGGGCCTTCTTCGGCGGAGCTTCCGCTTGCAGCACGTTGTGGAGGTGCTCGATGCGGCTCACCATTTCGATGGTGAGCACCATCTCAGGGGACTCCGACAGCAGCGTCACCGTCCTGGGCTGCTCAGGGCACTTGAGGTTCATCTCCCCGGGCAGACGGCTGACACGAGCACCCACATCCTGAGTCTTGTCCCAGGCGGCAGGCCAGGACACGCGAGCTTGCACCAGCGCTTGGATGCAATTGCTGACCAGCTCAAGCGCGTCTTTGACGACGCCCATCGTCGGCGTCAGCGCGATGTGGAAGTGGCGGCCCCAGCCCGAGTCGATGACAGCCGTGGGGAGCTCACCGAGGACATCGACGAGCGCGGCAACACACTCATCGTGCAGGCGCTGCGTCAACTGCGCGAGCACAGCAGGATCGTCGGCGTACATGAGCGCCTTACGTTCCTTGGCGTTGGGTGCCTTTTGCCCAGCCGGCGTGGGAGGAAGCCGCTCGGCAGCCCACAACTGCACGAGGTCGGCATCGAAAAAGAGGCTGGTCACGAGAGCGCAGTTGGCGATCTCACGTCCACGTTCGTTGGCGTTGGCGTCCAGCGTTGCCACCGGGAAAAGCCCGGTCGAAATGTACTTCTGGCCGTTGTAGGACGGCTGAGCGTACCTGAGATTATTGTCAGGATCAGGCCACACGCTACGGATGCGTGTGTTATATGCTTCTTGGGACATGGTCCCTCCTTGAGTTGAGAGTCGAGTCGAAGTCGAAGTCGAAGTCGAAAGGCGAGGGCAGGGTAGGCGGCAACCTATCCTGCCCTCTGTGCGTCAGGGCTAACGGCGTTGCCCTCCCATGAGGTTGTTGATCATCTCGGGCGAAGCTGCGTTTGCGACCTCGGCCACGGCGTTGCGCATGTCTTCGCGGATGATGCGCTGAAGGTGGATGTCGACGTACTTCTGCATCGTCATGCCACGAACACGAGCTGCCACGCCGAGGATGGCGCGGAAGTCCTTGCTCACAGCGATGGTCGTCACGCCTTCAGGGAGCGGCATTGGGGATCTCCGTGATGAGGAAGCTGCGCAAAAGACCGCCGCCAAAGCCGCGGCGCGTGTAGATGTTGATGGTGGTGTAGATGGAACCGGGCCTCCTCTCGTCAGAGAGGTGCGTGCTCCAGGCGTACGAGTGCACCTGCTTGGCCAGGTGCGCGCTGACGATCCTCTGCGCGTGCACGAGGTCTGTGGCCTCAAAGATGGCGCCGTCTTTGTAAACGTGGGTGGTGAAGCGGCGAGTCATGGTGTCGATCTCCATGAAGCATATGTAGCGCAAGCTGTGCCGAGGGTCAAGCTAATAGCGCTGTGTTTTTTATAGCACCCAGGTTGAAACTGCATTATTGCGCAATCATATGTAGCGCGGCGAATAATGCAGGTTCGCTCGTTGCGGCGTGTAGGGGGTCCGAGGCCCTTCGACCCCCTCGCTACACCCCCTACAAGACAAAACCCAGTTCAAACCTGGTCCAGTAGGGGGTATAGGACTTATAGTACCTATTAGAAGAGAATAGGAGCAGCAGCATGCAGAGATGCTTCGCCGTCTCGCTGGGCCGGCACTTGAGCTGTCGTACAGCTCCGTACCCTTTTGCAAAACCACCCCCTATGCCCCCTACACCCCCTACCAAATGTGAGCGATGCAGGTTCAACCGCCACTCCTTTCGGTAGGGGGTCTCCTCGCCTCGCGGGGCAGGTAGGGGGTCGTCCTGCGCGCGGGCCGGGTTGAGGGCATGGTGGCCGCGTCATTAGTAGCGCAAAAGCTCTACCTAAAAGAATAGCGCGCGTTGACCCGGGCGTATTCACAAACCGAGGGGGATACCAACCACCCGCCCGCTAAATGTGTTGCGTTTTGCAACAGCCGCGCTATACATAGTGCATGCCATACCACATGATCATTGACACCGAGACCACCGGGCTTCCCAACAGCCAGTTCGCCGTCCCCATCCAGGTCGCCATCGTCGTCATCGACGGGGAAGGGAACCTGGTTCACACGGACTGCTGGTACGTGATGCCCAAGACCATCGACACCGCAGAGTTCGCTCGGGCAAAGGCAGTGCACGGGATCAGCCTCGCCACCCTGGAGGAGCACGCGATCACCATGGCCGCCAGCGTAGAGAAGCTGAAGCAGAAGTGGCTGAGCTATGGGCGCCCGCTGCTCTACGCCTACAACGTGAGCTTTGACGAGCTGATGATCGCTCGGATGGGCTGGGCTCCGGGGGGCTACTGGGGGCCTTGCATCATGCAAGCGGCTGGGGCTTTCCTGAGCAAGCCAAAGAAGGTCAAGCTCGTCGAGGCCTGCCAGCTTCTGCTCGTGGAGGGGCCGGGCAATGCAGCTCACGATGCGCTGGCAGATGCCCTTGCCGCCATGCGTGTTGGGCTCAAGGTTGGGGTGTTTGTATGACGTGCCCGTCGTGCAACAGCGAAGACCACCAGGTCCTGGCCACGCGGGACAAGGTGCCGAAGTCGTTGCGCTCAGCGGCGGCTCAGTACCCCGAAGCTGTCATCCGCAAGCGGCGTTGCAAGGCCTGCTCGCATTTGTGGTGGACCGCGGAGATCACGGTCAGCCAACCCACCGAGGTTGAGGAGGAAGCAGCATGAACCGGCTCCTGCCCATTGCGCAACCAGAGGTTGTCGAGGTCGAAGTGGTCGACGGCACCTTGACCGATTCGCAGCGTGATGAGGCCATCCGCCGTCTTCGTGGTGACGCCGTGCGCGTGCTGCAACGGACTCTGCGCACGGGCATCGGCAACCGCACAGCGGTCGATCTGGCGAAGTGGGTGTTGTACGAAGCGGGCAAGTCCGCCACAACCAGCGACCCCGCTGAGATTGAACTGAACAACGTGCTCAGACTTGTGGTGAACAACGAGTGATCCACATCCCGGAAAGCATCCCGACCTACATGCACAGCGACGTGCAAAAGTTGCTGGGCAATCGGTTTATGTTTCTGAGCTTGCTGCGCATCAAAAACAAGCAGACGCAGAAGTTCGAGACGTTCGTCCCCAACCGAGCCCAGCGCCGGTTGATGGATCTTTTGGATCGGCACAACCGGGTCATCGTCATCAAAGCGCGACAGGTCGGCATTTCCACAGCGGTCAGGGCCTGGCAGTTCCATCGCGCCTACATCAGCAAAGACCCACACACGTTCGCTGTGCTCAGCTTCCACGAGCGGTCGGCAAAGAACCTTCGTCAGAACCTCGATCAGCGCTGGCTCAAAGAGCTTCCGACGCTGTTGAAGCGAGAGCTGCTGGTGGACAGCGCCGAGGACACCATCTTCGCTGACACCCGGGCCGGCTTCTCCAGCTTCACGACCGGCGGCAAAGGCGGCACCCGCAGCTTTGAGTTTACGGGTGGGCACCTCTCCGAGTTCGCCTTCTACAACGACGCCGACGAGGTCCTGGCGCAGTCGATGTCGACTGTTGGCGAGGGACCGCTCATCATTGAGAGCACGGTCAACGCCCCGGGCGATGCCTTCCATCGGCTCATCGACGGGGCGCCCGACAACGGCTGGCATGTCTTCACGTATTGGTGGTGGGAGCACGAGCCCTACCGAGACGACCAGCTTCCCGAAGGATGGGAGCGCACAGGCGAAGAACGAGAGCTGTCCATCCGCTATGGGCTTGATGACGCACAGCTTTGGTGGCGGCGCCAACAGATTGCAACGCTTGGACTTACCAAGTTTCGACGTGAGTATCCGGCCTGTCTTGACGACGCCTTCCTGTCTCGCGACAGCACCTACTTCAACTCCGACGACCTCGACAAGATCGAGCAGGTCTGGTTTGATAGTCCGCAGCGTGAGTTTGAGGAGCCGGTCGAAGACGAGGTCTACACCATGGGCGTTGACGTGGGCGGTGGTGTCGGCCAGGACTACTCGGCCTTGGCCGTTGTCGCCGTGGGCACGCGACAGCCGGTCTACATCGAGCGCAACAACACCCTCGCACCTCACGCTTGGGCAGAACGTGTGGCCACCGTGGCACAGCGCTACAACAACGCGCTCGTGCTGTGCGAATCCAACAACCACGGGCACGTCGTTCTACGCGAACTTGCCAGGTTGAAATACCGCAAGGTGTGGGCTGACCGAGACGGCAAGGTGTGGACCACGACGGCCAAGTCGAAGATCGACGCCTACGACACCTTGCGCGAGATGGTCGCCAACCAGATCCTGTTCCGCCTGGACCAGAGCACGCTGCAAGAGCTGCGGTCCATCCAAATCCTGAAGGTCACACCCGAGGCCCCATCCGGCCTGCACGACGATCTTGCCATGGCGTTGGCACTGGCCTATCGTGCGGTTCGGGACACCTCTCCATCGCTGCGGAGAGAGGCCACCGAGCACCGCATGACTGACGCCATCAAGGCAGCTCGTGTTCGGCGCATTAGGAAGTCGGCCACTCCCTGGAGATCGCAATGAAAGCCGCTGACTTTGCTGGCATCTACGACGCGCACAACTCGTGGTGGGAGGAACGTCGCCCCGAGATGCGCCGGCTCCGCAACGCCTACCTCATGCGGTACTGGCACAAGGGCCGCAACATGGACGAGAACCTGCTCATCGAGACCAGCCGTGGGTACGAGCTGATCGAGTCCTACATCGCCAGCCTCTTCGTCAAAGATCCCAGCGTCATCATCCAGGCCGACCTCCGCAACCAAGGCGATCCTCAAGTCAGCCAGGAGGTCGCCAACTTCTGGCTGAAGCGCACCCGCAACGTCTTCGAGGACGCGCTGCGGCTGAGCCTCATCTACCCGTTCTCGGCTGTGAAGCTGTCGACCACCGACAACACCGACGTTCTCATGCGCGTGCAACCCACCGCGGTCGCGCCCTGGGACGTGATCGTGGACGACACCGCCAGCAGTTGGGAGACCCAGCGCTACTGCGCCCATCGCTACTACCTGCCGCTGGACATTGCGAAAAAGCGGTATGGCAACAAGCACTTTGCGGAGCGCACCTTCACGCGCTTCATCGACTACCAGGACAAGGACGACGAAGTCCCTGCACTTCGGCGCGGGGCGGACTCCGCAACCACGCCCGACAACGTGCGCTTCATCATCGTGGTCGAGGTGTACGACATGCAGAGCGACAAGTTCTACGTGTGGTCGCCCGACTACCAACCGGACAAATGGCTCTACGACGGCGTCAAGCTCGACATCGGCACCGACGCCGAAGAAACAGTCAAGTTCGACAAGATCCCATTCCGCACCGCCAGCGACCAAGCGCGAATCCCATTGATCCCGCTCTACATGTCGCGTGAGCCCGACGAGCCGTTGCGTGGGTACAGCGCATTGCGCAGGGTCTACGACCAGATTCGCGAAACCAACACCATGCGGACCTTCCAAGCGCAGGGCATCCGCAAGGCCGCTCGGCAGTGGATGGTGGAGAAGGGCGTGCTGGACCCCGAGTCC